ATCAAGTGAAGCCGAAGACACGTCCCAAAACAACCCTCCCAACGCCGTGCCGAATTTCTGGAAGTGACCAATCACCATGTGCCGGTAAAAGCCGGGTTCCATTTCAATGGCGGCGTAAAGGTAAGGGGTGGGTGTCATACCGCCGAAGAAGTGGACGGATTGAATGGGGTTGACTCGCAGTTCCACTTTTGCGCGGGTGTACCTTTCAGCCACGTCACTTGTGCTACCGTCACCATCGTAAAGAAGGTATTGGTCTGGCTGATTGAACCAGGGTTGTGCTGAGTCGTAACCACGGTGACCGTTCAGGTAAATGTCGTTCTGGTAGCCAGCCAATGTCACGTAACCACTGAATCCCGGTGCTGAAACAGTGACCTCACGGTAAGAACCAGAATCCACATCGTTGTTCCGGTGTACCGTCCAACCATTCGCGGCGGCGAAGTTGGCGAGCTGCTGTGCTACCTGGTAACCATCAGTGACCGGGACGTTTTGATAAGCCATTATTGCAACCTCAATGTCATGTAATCACGGAAACCGTTACGAAATAAATTCTGTACAACCAGATGACCAACACCGTCTTTCGTGACGATGTTCTCCGATGAGTTCTCACGCCCTGGTATCCAATAAGCACCGTCCATGACGCCCATCATGGCATGGTAAGGTCCGCCTGCAGCCGACGACGACATAATGGTTAAATCCCGCATCAGGTAACTGCCGTCAAAACACTTGTCGGCGTTGTTGGTCACGTCTTCATCGTCAGGGGATTCGAAACCATCATTGTCATAGGCGCGTGTTGGGAATACGTAACCGGGTGACCTACCATTGTAGGGTCTGTAATCATTTGAGTCGTTGTAATGATTCGCAACCCGACGCCAGACGTTATCCGGGTAATACGTCCAGAATGTGTTGTACCCCGGACTGGCGAAAAACCGGTTACGTTGGTCTTCCGAACTCCACCGAGTGTTGTTCAACGCAATACCGGCCACCGTCATCGGGAACGGGTATTCAGATGGGGTACCGTAGGGTAGGAAGAACCCGCAGTAAGCCGTGGAATACACGGTGGCCACTTTGACCGCCAACATCCAACGCCGACCGTTACCAATGATCCAATAGGTCATCGGTTGGTTCCACGTAAGCACATAAGCGTCGGGCGACTTCAACGGTTGTTCACGCGGAAGCAGAGTGCCGGAAAATCCTGCATGACCCCAAAACCGAATGTTGTAGGTGTCATCACCCACATTTTCCAGGGTCTGTAAACCGCAGTAAATGTTATCGGTACCGGTCAACCCCGGCCCTCGTAGGGTGATCTGGTCTTCGTGTACCAACGTCCCCGTTGGCCCCAGTTCCTGAGTCCAGTTCTGCCCGTCAGCCACCAGGTCAGTATTGGTGGTCAGGAAATTTCTGATCTTGTTGAAAAGATCAACGTGGTTCGTCGCAGTTCCCGTTTCCCATGCCATTATTGAAGTACCGATTTGACTTGTGACTTGTTGGCCCGGATGAAGTTGATGATCGCCTTCTGACCCTGTGTGCTGTTCAACCCTTCGGACACAACGGAAGATGAATCTATCGCGTTCACAATCTTAACACTCTGTGGTTGATTTCCCGACCCTTGGTTGTTTTGGTGACGCGGATCATCCCGGGTCAGAACTTCCTCACCTTTTTCAAGTATCGCCGGAACCTCGTTCGGTTTCAATCCCGCCATGCCACCAGAGTGGTACCTAACCGCCCCCATGAACCAGGACGGGTCGATGGATCGGCGGGTACCGTCCATGCCGGTGATGCCACCGGAGTGTTGCGCTACTGCATTGAGACCACTCGCCACGCTACCCATGGCGCCGCTGACTGCATTGAAGATTATCTTCTGAAGAATCATGTTGGCAATCTGCCGGAGGAAGTCCGCGGCGAACTGCCTGAACGCCTCACCTGCGGATTTGGTGCCGTCGATGAAGGCATTGAACGCACCGGTGAAACCGGACGCAAAATCAGTGGCAAGCTGTTCACCGCTGAACAATTTATCGTTTGTTTGTTCAAGTTCGACTTTTAACTTTTTGAGGTTTTCAGCCATCTCAGGGTCTTTGAGTGCTTCAGCCAACGCGATCCCGTCTTTAAGCAGTTTTTCCAAGACCGGACGGGTATCTTCAAGTATGGTTTTTATGTCCGCCTTTCCAGCAGCTTCGGACTTATTACCCGATTTAACCAGGGCGTTGATCGTTTTTATCCGTGCCTGGCGAAGACTGTACTCATCATTGATTTCCTGCTCTAACCGCTGCAAACGCTCAACCGCAGCACGACGTTGCTCCTCTTCCTCGAACCCGTCGAACTGCGACACGAAGTCGGCCAGGTCGGCATTCCCGGTTTCTTCGGCCAGATTGCGGGCTTCCGCAACCGCTTCCTTGAGTGTGGCCAACGACTCTTTGTTGATCTCGTTCAGCCGACGACCCTGTTCCTCGGTGGTGATCAGTCCCAGGTCAGCCAGTTCGTTCACCCGTTCCTGTTCAGTCGTCCGCTTCTGGGTGATGTCGTTGATGTTCTCCTGTGTCTTTTCGATCTGCTCATCAATGAACTTTTGACGTTCCTTTTCCTGACGAACGGCAATTAGTTGACGAACCGTATCCGCTGCACCAGTAAGTGCCTGCTGCCCTTCCCTGATCTGGGCAACCTCCTGGGCTGCCCGCTTCTCGATTTTGGCAATGTTCCGGGCCGCTGTCTCTTGTTTCAGGTTGCTGTTGGCCCGGATGTTGTCGATCTGCTGCTGGGCTTTCTCCTGAATACCAACTATCGCCTCGTCACCTTCCACATTGAAGGCGCCCAAGTCTTCGATGAAGCTGGTGAACTCAGTCTCAATCAGCCGTAACCGCTCCTGGAGGGTGTCCGCTGATTCTTCCTGTAGGGTGCGTTCGATTCGCTCCAGTTCCTGAATCAAACCCTCACCCATGGATTTGCCGGCGTTCACCCCGGTCTGAAAATAATCCAGTTCACGGAGGCCCTGTTGGAATTCCTCACCGTAATCGAAACCTGCACTAGCTCCGTCTTTAGGACCTATACCCTGTTCACTACCTCGGTCGATGCTGGCGAACATTTCAGTGATGATCCGATCAACGGCTTCCACCTCTGCGTCCGCTTTCTTGCGTATTTCAGCAATCGCAGCATCGGTTTCGCTGGTGTCGATCAGGTTGTCCAGCATCCGGTCGGCGGCCCGGTCAATCTCACCCAGTGAACCAAGGGCAAAATCCTTGACCTTTTTACCGAGTGAATCATTGAGTAGACCCAGACCGTTGCCGACTGTCTCGATGGTGCGCCAGAACACCGTTGGAATAATTGTCACGAAAGCCCGGGCAATCTCCTTCACAATGGAGACCCACCCGCCTTTCATCTGGACGAGAAACACATCCCAGGCTTCACCAATCCGGACTACTGATTTCTCAAAGATACCCACCAGGGTGGCACCGAATTTCCGCACCGCAGGGTACTGTTCTTGTAGTTGATCACCGATGAGGAAGCCGGCAGCAAACGCCGCCGGCAACAGTAATAGTACATTGTAAAGGCCAATAACAGCCCATTTCAGCCTGCCTACTGCCGTGGTGGCAGTCGCCACCTGCGGCACTGCCGTGGCAGCAGCACCAGCCATAGCACCTATCTGGATGGCGACACTGCGAAGATACCCAGCGACCTTCAAGGCAACAATCGCCTTCAGAACCGCAAGGACTGTGTCCATGTTCTTGATCAACACAACACCGAACTGGACGGCACCAGACATTGCATTGGCGAAGTCTTTCATTCCATCCTTGAATTCAGGCGTCTTCATCTGACGAGTTAGTTCCTTCAACCCGACAATGAGTTCGTCGATGAAACCCGACTCACCTACCTCCTGAGCAACATATTCCAGTTGTGTCCTGAATCGGGCGACCGCCGGCAACGCTGAATCCAAGGCTGTCTCCAGGGCCGGTCCGTATTCTTCCCTCAGTGCTTCTGCCAACGCTACGATGGCAGCGGAACCCACCTCAGCATTATTGATCCGGTCCAGTAGTTCCTCGGTGGTAACCAGTTCACCGGTCATCTCCGAGAGACCTTTGGCGGTCATTTCGAGGGCACCGGGTATGCGCTCAGCCAACTGTGACCGCAATTCTTCCATCGACAGAGCGCCCTTCGACGCGATCTGACCGAGGGCGGTGAACACCGACTGGAGGTCCTGAGTATCAAGACCGACTGCCCGTGCCGCTTCCGATACACCACTGAAGGCGTAACGAATCTGATCAATGTTCAAAGTCCCTTCCGGGACGTTAGTAACGAATCGGCTGTACTGG